CCTGCTGAGGAGCCGTTATAAAGCCTAATAATCATTGACGAACCAGTCGCTTGAAATGTTCCACTAAAAGGCCCTGTTTGATTATTTACCCTAAAATCAACATGTGAAGAAGCATCGGCATTTCTAATATATAAGCCGTTTTGGCTGTCTGCGTGATTAGCAGTAATGTCAAATGATACAACATAAGTTTCGCCGCTTGTGGTTGTTATTGTTTGATCTGCCTGAGATGCTGAAGTTGAACTTGTTATAACGCCCGCACTTTGAGAAAACCCACTAACAGTCCACCCACTCGTATCAGTATCAAACGTACCATTCGTCACCAATTCACTACTGCCGGTCACATCTGCCGCATTTGTGTCGGACAAGGTGGCTAGTTTGATGTTGCCGTTTATCCAACCTGTGTTGTAGTCGGAGGTGATGTAGGCTTGCTTGTACCCACTGTCGTCATCACCGCCAGAAGCAACAGATATTTTATTTGGGTTATCATATACCCCAAGGCCTTCTTCCCCAGAAAAATCAGATCCGACAGCTACCTTAGTAGAAGTCATCGCAATACCGTGTGAAGTAGAACCTCTAACATTTATTGGACTTGTACTCCCTTGTGCAAATCTAACCCCAGACCAACCGTCAACGTTAATACTAGAGAGTTCTACTTGTTCTGAAAAGTTTGCTGTATCGCCAACTTCATGAAATAATGTACCGTCTTGTATAGTAACCCAGGAAATAGTTTTTGTTGTGTTGCTATCATAGACGTTCCCATCATCCTTAATCACACTCACGCCAGTATTAGTCGCCACCGCAATCGTTGGAACAGGTAAGCCCGTAACTGAATCAATCGGGGCGTTGGGTAGCACAGTCATGGCTACATCATTACAAGTTGATGCAACAAGAACGTTTGTTGTGTTAATGGTGATATGAGGAACGCCTGTTCTTTCAGCAATAGCATTAGTTGTTCTAAAATATCCAGTATGTGTGTATCTAACCACATCATCATATACAAATCTTGCTATGTGAACACCATCTGGATCACTACAAGTTACTAATTGTCCATTTGACATAGTAACAGCACTTTTTGCTCTATTATTATATCCCAATGCACTATTACCAGTTCCACTCCAAGTGAATATCATCCACATCAGTAACTCAGGAGCATCACCGTCATAGATAGTGACTTGCGTAGATTCAGCCACAATCACAGCAACCGCAGGAAACTCTTTACGACTACCTCGGATTGTAGTATTCAATTTTTCGTTATACCAAGAAGTGTGTTGTGTACGCTTACGCCATGCGCCACCATCAGAGTCTTTACTTGTGTCATAGATGAACACGTCAACCGCGGTCTTAGGAATAACAGAATTAATCGCAGAAAGACTTGAACCTCTTGCAGTCAAGAAGTCAGTTACATCCTGAAAGGCCGCTGTTCCAAGATCAGCATTACTAGGTACTTGGTTTGGATTTGTTCCAATTAATTTAACCATTTTTAGTCATTCTCCGTCAATGCTATTAGTTCTGCATTACCAAGTCTCTTTGGATAATATTTAATATTTTTGATGTGGCCACCAATATAATTGATTCCTTCCCCGTCACCTATAGTCATTCTTGTAAGTTTTGGAAGAGTCACAGTTGTATCAGTACTCACTGTTCCGCCATTACCAACTGCGGCAGCATCGTTTGTTGCAAACGCAAATGCGCTTTTGTTAAAATAGTTTAAGTCGGCTGCTGAAATTGATGAAGCAGACATTTCAGATGAACCATTCAAAGATAGAACTTCACCCGTTGTGCCTGTTGAACGATATCTAATACCGATATAATCATCTGTACTTCCTTCGTTCTCTATGGTAACGATACCCCAAGCATCACTAGTAATGTCTCTATCGACATTATGCTCTACATATAAAGTCCCTTGGTCTTGATTATACCAATCTGACACCGGCATAAAGCAATCGTCTGCTTTTCTTTGAGTATCTCCTGATGAAATTACATCTGCACTTCTTGTCGCTGAACCGCCATAAGTCGGAATATATGTTGTTACTCTGTTACCAGTTTCTAATTGAGCACCATATATGTAAAGTCCAGAAGATCCGTCGCCTGTATATGAAGGTGTGTTTCCTGTACCAACCCCATCGCCTAAAGCAATACGAACATAGTTAGAACCAGCATTAACAGAGTATCCTCTGATTGCGCATCTGTACCAACCATCGCCAACATTTTCAATTTCAGCAGTACCATTAGTGAAGTTAGTGTTATTATCTCCGAACTCTAACACTGTACCATTTGTTAAATCAAATTTACCAAAAAGTCTACTTGCTCCTATGTTTAGATTAAGCTCATCTCTTTGATTTGCTTTAGCATAGAGAGAAAAACAATAATATGTACCAGCTATTTCACTAAACGTTTCACGTAAAAAGTGGTTTGTTGTTGCGGAATCCTCCCTAAGGAAAGTTGCGTTGTATATGCCTTCAGGAGATGTGACTGCTGTTGTTCTTATAGCATTCGCACCGCTTTGATTGTCTTCCCAAGCGCCTCCACCGGAGTTATCATCGTCAAAGTCGTTAGAGTATCCAAAAATGTTTGTAGAAGCTAACTCTAAAATTAGCCCAGCATCTACCCATTTTTCGCCATCAAACTTGTATCCATACCTAGGACTGTTTTGAGGAGCGATTTTTAACAAACCATTTTCATCATGGTAAGATGCACGACTTGATCTAGAAAGAAATCTAACGTCAGACTTAATATAAGAAGATGGATTATCTACTCCGGATTCGTATTGTGTGCCCCAAATGAGAATTCCACTTACTCTATCGCCTGATCCTGTTACAGTTCTCCAAAATGGGTCATAACTATTAATGTCTGTACTATCTCCAACAAAAATATTTGCATAGTTTGTACCATTAGTATTCTCAAATGCTACTGAACACCTGTACCATCCATCTCCAACATCCTCCATGTATACTATGGTTGAGACGGAAGGTGTAGTCACTTGCGAATATGTTCCGTTATCCAATCTAAACTTATAACCATACCCAGAAGAGTTCGAACCAAAAATTTGCGACAAGAGAAGAGTATCATATCCTGCTGCCTTTGCGTATGTACTAAACACTTGCCAGCCACTTGACACTGTTAAAGTAGTGGAATATATTCCTTTACGACTACTAGATTCACCGGGAACGATTTTTGTTGCGGTATATGTTCCGTCAGGAGCTTTGGCAGCGTTAAATACGTAGTGATGATCTGTTGATGTTGCATCACCCCATTCGCCCATGTGATAGTAACTACTCTGATCCACACGATTGGTTCTAGATTCTTCTATGAGAAGCCCTTTACTCTCACCAGTCGCAGGATTGTGGTCAAAGCGTGGTTCGTTATTAACAGCGTATCTTAAAACCCTATTATTATCATAGTAGGAACCAATTGATTCACGATTGAACGTAATGCGTGGATCAAGTTGCTTAGAGTTAGCGAAGTCTAAGTTAAGTGTAGGCCTAATCGTTGGTTGATCATTATCATTATACAACGAATGCGTTGCGCCAGAAATCTTAAATGCAGTAGTTCCAACAGAAACACCACCAGCAGTATAGTCATGGTCGATATGAAACTCATCATCAGAGCCAGAGACTTTAACTTTCCATTCACTGTCACGTGTGCCAGAGGTTGATGCGCCAATTCTTAAGTGTGCCGAACCACCACCAGTGTCATCCTCAATCTTAATATCTCCAGCACCTTTGACGTGCAGTTGATAACTTGGATCAATATAATAAGGAGCGGTGTTACCGTCACCAAAGTTACCAATACCCAACTTACCATCATGTGATAGAACCATCAGAAGATTGCTGGTGACTGAATTTGTCTGATTTGGATCCGTTTGGTCTAAATCGCCATCACGGAATTGTAGTGCACCACCGTCAAGTAGAATTCTTGCTGATGCATTTGTTCCTGTTTTGTCAAATGCAAGCGTAGGCGATAGACCACGAATTGTTACGGAACCACCATTTGCGCCATCCACAAAAACTGCCGTAGGTTTAAGAGTAGTGATTGCGTTAGTGCCGACCGTTAGCCTAGACTCTGGAGTCTCTACACCAATACCTACGTTGGTATCGCCAATCACCATCTTAACGTCACCGCTATCCTGCGGTGAGTCTGTTGAACCTATATTGTTCTTAAAGATGATTTCGCCGGTGCTTGACGTAGAGCCGATAATAACATCTAAGTCATGATAACCAATCTTACCTCTATTACCACCTTTTGGACCAATATCAATATGTGGACTAGTTGCACTGATATGTAGAAGTGTGTCTGGTGTATTGGCGCCTGTACCTATACCAACTTTATCTCCTACTATAGTAAGTGGATTTTTTTGAGAGCCACCTCCACTCGTAAAAATTCTTGTTAGACTTTCTCTATCAGCGTCAGTATTGTCTGACCAACTACTTTGTACATAAAAAAGCTGACGCTCTTGCGTAGTAGTCAAAGCCCTAAATTCTATACCGACTCCGTTTCCTACGTCAGAAGTAGAAGCGTTTACGAACTCCGAATATGAAATTGCGCCATCGCTTTCGCCCTCAATCCTAAGTGGAATCGCGTCAGCGGTCTCTACATGTAAATTTCTAGTAGGATTTGTAACACCTCCAATACCAACATAACCGCCAGTGTCAATCGCAATACCAGCCGAGCCGTCAGGCCCGTTGATTTTTACGTCTCCCGCTTGCGCGTCTAGTATTCTGTTACCACCTACATCTGAATAAATTCTATTTGATAAAAATTTTATATACGTATCAGTATCACCAGCGTGAACAATACCAGTGTCAGTAAGTATTGTGTCTACGTGGATATCTTTATTAAAATCCCACTCATCGTTTGTGCCGTCATATAGAATCGTTGCGCTTGCACCATCAACCGTTAGTCCTGCACCGTCCGCTGCAGCTGCATTGGCTGCCCCTGATGCAAGAGTGATATTAAGATCAGCGACGTCCATTGTGGTTGAGTTGACTGTAGTGGTTGTACCGTCAATCTGAAGGTCACCGCGGATAACAACAAGACCGTTTGTTGAACCGTCTGTATCTGGGTCATGAGGAGAAGGATCAATATAGAACGTAGCGGGACCGTTAAGTTCACCAGTCAGTGTTACGTTTGCAGCACTAATATCTGCAGCACTAATATCACCACTAGTCGTAATATTTCCACTAGTGTTTAGCGCGATGTCTGACGCAAGATCGGCGTTGGTTATTGTACCGTCTAGAACTTGATCCGTTTTGATTCTTGTCAATGCCATGTTATGCGCTCACCGTAATTCTTTTAGTCTTAATCGTGGTGTTCGTATTGGTCGGTGTTACCGTTAACCTTACGTTGCCCGTTAAGATTGATGCATCCAATGTTCCTAGGGAACTACTAGTATATATCGTACCATACTCGGTCATGTACACTGTTGTACCATCATGAACCAATAAAACTTCAGTCGCATGATAACCTGCACTTGCGTGCGACATAGACACAATGTATTTTGCTGTTCTGTAAGTATTTGATTTGAAGGTATCAACGATCTGACCTGAGGATGTTGTTGTAGCTACAAGCTCGCTATTGATTAACCCTTCTGAGTCAATAAAGCTGGCCTTGGCCAACGATACAATTTCAAGAGTATCACCTGATGATATTGCCGTTTGAAGAACGACTGATGTACCGTTCGTTGCCGTATAGTCAAGACTATGAACAAGACGAGCACCGTTAAGATACACCTCGATCATTTCAAGATCGTATGTAAGGGTGTTACCGTCTACATCCGCACCAGTGAACGTTGTCGTGCTAGTGCTGGGTTGATATACGTAGGACTGATAATCTCTCAAACGGAACTCAGCATTATGAATCGCTAAAGTCCGACACTCGATTGCGTCATTCAGCGCGGGTGCCTGGGAGAAGGTAAGAGTTCCGTTTGAGAGAGTATAAGCATCGGCGTGCTGTGACACACCGTTGATTGTTACAAAGACGTACTGTTCATCCGCTGGTGCTTCGGTTAGATTGAAGTCAACGGTTGAGTTATCGCCGGTGAAAGTGTCAAGAATAACTGATTCATCAGTCGCACAGTTACCACGGAAACGAACAATCTCTTCCCCGTTTAGGCCATCCCTTTTAAGAAAGATGTATCCGTCGTATGTGTTTATCGCGAGTTCGCCTAACTGTAATGCAGAGGTAGTTGGTACCTTCGCATGTACGGCGGACCGCTTTAGCTTGACATTAGTCGCCATTAAGAATATTCCTCAACAATGTACGCCTTATATAAGGCAAGTCAAACGCGGGGGTATGTACCCCCGCTATCATAAAAATTTAGTACTCACCACCATCAATCGTGGTGATGTAAACGTGACCTGCAGAAACGTTAAACTGCTCACTTGCGAACGATGCCACACCAAGTGCGTCTTTGTTCTGAGCCGTTGTTCCAGAAGGAGAAAGATCCAACCCATCACCGTCAGTTGCGGTAAGAGCGGTATCAGTCGTAGCAATTGTGGTTGCTTCATCAATATCAAAGGTAATCGTACCTGCGCCGTTAACGATCTCAATCGCAGTGTTGGCCGCGGTGGCAAGAGTTACTTTATCAAATTGACCAAGAGAAGAGTTACCAATCAGCAACTCACCGTCAGTGATTGCTGAGCTTGCGCCTTCACCATACTCGGTGATGTTACCGTCAAGCTTAAGATCGCCAAAGTGAGCAACACCTCGGTCACCAGAGATAACCGATGCAGTATCAGTTGCATCAGGTACATAGGTTAACTCACCAGTGCTGTCATCGTAACCAAAGAAACCAACCTTGGCGGTACCGTCCACATAATGGAACTTAATACCACGATCCCTGTTGTCGTCAGTTGCCTTGGTGAATGTTAGTTCTTGGTTATCATTAAGAACACCGGTCGTTGCTGCGGACAGGCCAACGGTCGCAGTACCATCAGTATTAATTACTATGGACGATACGGTTGTACCACCAGCGATACCCGTACCACTTACTGCATCATTGACGGCAATATTGTCGCCATCAGCAAGATCGATCGAGGTAGCACCAGAAGCAAGAGTATAGTCGGTAAACGTAACCGCATCACCGGATGTCATTGCCGTTGCGACTTGTTGCGAGATAGTGATCGTTGTACCAGCGATGTTAGTTACCGTGGTGTTATTATCAATACCTGCACCAGTTACGGTGTCACCGTTTTGAATACCCGTAGCGGATGCAACATCAATTGTCGTATCGCCTACGGAAGCATTGGCACCAAGAGTGGTTGCCGTTGCGGCTTCGTATTCAAGAGTCTTAATTGAGACAGTGTCAGCAAGAACAAAGATCGGATCGTTGACTGTAGTAGTCGTTGAGTTGACCGTTGTGGTTGTACCATTAACCTGAAGGTTACCTTGGATAAGAACCGTACCGGGTGTACCAGCAGGGTTAGGATCAAGGATCATGGTTGATGGAGAAGCTGCGTTACCATCCGTTGTGCTAATCGTGTTAGCTGCTAAACGAAGATTACCTACATCAATGTAAGCCGACTGATCGTTAAACTCTAGACCGTTTTGGTCCACAGTCATTCTTAGAACGTTGGCTGTATAGAAGTAAAGTTTATCGTTATCTGCGCCAGAGGATAGTTCAGCAAGAATCTTCGTATCTTGGTCAACGTCGATTACGCCACCCAAGCCACTCCAGTTAGTACCGTTGTAACCCTCAAATCCAGACGAGTCAGTGTTGTATCGAATCTGACCTTGGACGTTTGTGAAACCTGATTTCTGAGCGTCAGTACCAACAGGTAGCTTGACAGCGTCAGTAGTGTTAAAGTCTACATAACCTGAACCGTCACCTTGAAGATTAAGGTTGCCGTTAGTATCAGATGCCTTGATTGTGTTTCCGTTGATATTAATGTTATCAATATCGGCGGATCCAGTGATATCAAGATCACCCTGAATGTCTACTACGATTCCACCGTCGGATCCAGCAGAGTAAGTAAACGAATCATACTCAACGAGTTGACCAGAAGTCGTTGTAAGAACAACTCTGTTTGCGTCAAGGTCGGATACGATCGTTGTGGTTGCGGTTAGGTTAGTAATGTTTGTTCGACCAGTACCGTCAGGCGTAATATTAATATTGCCGTTGGTGTCAGTCGAAGTAATGTCATTACCATCAATGGTAATGTTATCAATGTTAAGAACATCGATCTTTGAGTTACCGTCTACGATAATCGCAGAGTTAGGTGTTAGTGTGCCATGTGCATGGTCAAGTAGATTCGTAAAATACGAACCACCAATTAGTTCTACCGAAGCTGCATAGCCATCGGATTGAACAGATCCAGTACCAATATAGAGTCGCTTACCACCAGAAGCTACGTCAGCGGGAGTTAGTCCATCGGTACCGTATGAGTACGCGAGCTCCCCCTGATGCAGATCTACTGGAGCGTTAGTAGTACTGGAGCGATGAATTTTAATAGTCGTTGCCATTAGAAGTTGCCCCCGTTAATGATTTGTTTTTCGAGTGTGATAGTTGTTTCAAATTTAGTCGTTGATGAATTATATACTAGGACTGATCCATCCTGAAGATTAGTAGTGTCCACGTCGGTTAGATCGCCAAGTCTTCTTGATTGAAAACTTGAAGTCCTAATACGAAGATCGTTTTGATCCTTTATGGTTGCCTTAATCTTCATTCGTTAACTGCTCCTAGTTACGCTTGGAGTTACCTCAACGGATCCCTCAAGTGCTCGTGTTACTGCTCCACCTGACGATGTAGCCTTAACATCATAAACATAACGACCTGATTTGATCGCAGCAGTTTCAGCTGCTGTCATTGATATAGTTACCTGTCCATTGCCTGCATCTGCGACGTTAACGGTAAAATCATAAGCGGTGGCTGATTTGTAAGTTCTACGTACTTGACCTGTAACGTTATAACCCGACAGATCAAATGGATCTTGGTTTTCGTCCTCAAGACTAATAGTAGCCTCGAAATCTGCGCCTTGATCAATTACAATGTTTGCGTATGTAGCCATGCCTAGGTCAGCCTTACCTTTTGCTTATTACTGATTATATTTATACTTTTCACATCTTCTTAGTATGAGATATAAATAACTATGAAGATGTAAAGAACCCTCAGTACTATTTATAAATAAACTAGTAGGACAACATTAAGAGAGAACATTAATATGGCTCGTACCTTTAAGAAACGCGGTCTACGTCGTGACCTAAACTTTGCGGATATACCCACTCCAGAGACTGCATTAAACAACATGCTTGGGAATATCGCTGCACAAGGTCAAGAAGGCGATAGATTTATCAGTCAAGATCTTGATGTTCTACGAGGTCTTCGTAGAACCACTATGACACGTGGCGACTTCTTAAACATCGATGGTGCGGCTCCTACTGTCATTAATCCAAACACTGGCCTAGAAGAAACATATCAGCCAATCATTAGTCTTCAAAACAGATTTGATCAAGCACGATTTACTATTGGAGAACCACAGTTCTTTGGCGGTAATGGACTTACTACAAGATATTTTGAACAAGTCGACACTAACACAGCAACAGCCACAAACGTACCAGCAGCTCTTTCTGGAATATTTGACATCAACGACGCAGTTGAGTTTAAGGACGCTGATGGTAATACCGTTGACTCAGAGATATTTTGGGAACAAGGTCAGTACACGTTTATCGGTCAACTTAAGGATGAGCTGGGTAGTGACCGCGGCGGAATAGAATGGAACGGTTGGTTTAAGCCAACTCGTGCAGGCCGATGGAGATTCTCGGTATCAACCACTGGGCTGTTTTCCTTCGAGTTTAATACTGGTGCAAATGCAGTATCAGGACCAGGATCAGTTGTTCACGCAAAACTTAGACCAGTCATGCCTATCGGAGTAACCTTGATAAACGGATCCGACCAAGCCTTCATACTCCCTCTCTCAGGAGCTCCTTCCACTCAAAACGGAATTGCTACTATACGTCATTTGCTGCGAGGTGATATCATATGGAGTGGAGCAGATACATCTGGCTCGAGCGACATATCTCAATTTAACGATACTGATAATCTAATCACGGTCAGCGAGATTGACGTGGATGACGCGTCCGGAGTCGGAAGTTTTACGTTATCAAGTGCATTCACTGGCACTGGTGGTAGTTACACATTGTATGCGGTACATCCATTCGGAGAATCAGGCGACTTTTTTGAGACCTCAGGAAACCTCTCTGCGTATACTTATTACCCAATCACCGTTAGATACATGTGGGCAAACCCGTCAAGTGGAAACCCTCATTCACTATTAAGTAACGTAACGGATCTAAATGTTGACAACGGCGGTGTGTATAATTTTTCTGCTGAATCGAGTCTAGTGAACTCGCTGTCGGTTAACACTACTCCGCCAAACAGTTCTTCTACATATATGAACTATAGGTACCTACACGATGAAGATTATGAAAGAACCCCAACTGGGTTAGACGCAGGTGACTTTTATAACTACTATGAGGACAGAGTACCTCCAGGTGGTACAAGACTGTTCGCGGGATCCGATGGCTCAATTGGTAGTACGACCGAATCAACATACCAAAATGTTTTCACAAAAGGTCAATTGGTTCTGCCATACGAACCCCCTAGGGACTGGGAGGATATTGCTTATCAGAAATCCTTATCGTGGAATCAGGGTTCAATCATTCTTACGACAGGAAATACCGATGGAATCGAGGTCGGAAACGTTGTATTGGCTCAAGGTACAAACACTGGCGATCCTAAGTTTGATTATACCGCAGGTGTTCCAGTTGTTACTGAAATATCAATCAATGAAGCGGTATTCGTAAGCCTACCTATCGACAGTGTTCATAATAGTTCTGATACTTCTGGTAGTTTCACGTTTACTTTCTTGGATCACAGAGGCCTTAAGGCCATAGATCTAACAGGATCAACCTGGACATCAAACGGAACACGTGTAAGTAACTTTTCTGGGCCAGGAACCGCGGCAGTAAACGTTGGTGACGTATTGGTTGCATATGCTAGCCAAACTAATCAATACAACGTAGTGACTGACCTTATAGACGGATCAACGTTTGACGTAAGTCGTGCATTGATTGACCAATCAAGTTTAGGCCAAGGGGCATCGGTAGATCCAGTAGTTGCGATATATGAAAGAAGCGGTCTTAAGAACGACTCACTTGATACCTATTGTAATGGCGTTTATGGTGCAACGACTGTGGGTAATGCATCTAGCGGAGCAACACAGTTAACCATCACTAGTCCAACAATATATGACGGTGAACCAGGTGCAGCTACATTACCGTCATCAGGATACTTTATCTTCTTTGGTAATCGTATCCCAGCGGGTACTACTGCTTCGGTTAGTGGATCAACTATTACCTTAAGTGATGAAATCTCCGATGATATTCCTGCTGACCAAGTAGTTGTATTAGTATCAACAAATGTCAATAAGGATCTTTGTTTTCCACCAACTGATACCTCACCGCCATTCACAGCCACGCAAAACGGTTTACAGACTACTTCGTCAAGACCTACGATTGAGATCACCGGTAATGATTCAGAGGTTAAGTTCATTAGATTATTTGTTGAGAACGGAACGGTAAACACTGCTAGCGCAAACCCTGCCTATGACAGAAAGATTCCAATCAAGGATCTAACTGGCACAACATATAATATATTGGTGGATGCGGTTTAAGCAGGTCCTAGACAGAGAAAGTACTCAACGCCATCAATGTTTACGCCTAGCTTATGAGTAAACTCTCCTGAGTCTTTAACATTTCCTGATGCGGTCGTGATGGTTAATCCATCAACCTCAATACCATCAGCGAATAAAAGGTTACCAATGTTAACCTGCTCTGAAGGCGTAGTAAGTTTTCCTGTTGCTTCACTCCAAGGATTTGCCGAGGTCGAGAACGCTCGGGTTGCTTCGATGTCAGTAATGTCAGAGAAAGGATCCGTGATGTATACGCCAGGAGCGGTTGGGTAGGTATCCCTATTAAGTTTACTTGCTGCATCGTTCGCACCATCAGGATCACCGGATCTAATACTTCCTTCAAGCTTAATATCTCTATCAGACGCAACGGATGCAGTCTCTGAATATTTTTGAACACGCTTAAAGTTAGCTATGTCAACGTTTGACTCAATAGTCTCAAATGCAGCATTAAAGTTTTCACCAATGCTATAACTAAACGACGAAGCTGCTCCAATATCACCGCCATTATTAGCAGCGCTGTTTTGAATCTCAGGTGTTGCGATCCTAACAATATTATCCTGTGTAACTGCATCACTGCGAGTCAGGACAACGAATCGTGTTCTCCACGCAGTAGGTATTGTTATAGGAGTACCGTTTTCAGTTGTCGCTAGACCAAACGCTCTTTGGTTTCTAAACGACCCTTGTCCTAACGCAAGATCCACTACGTAATACTTAGTGTCATCAGTCGCGTGCGGAGAGTCTGTGTATTCACCGTCACTGTCAACATCAAGATTGTTTCTAACAGTTACGTTAGTTATAACATCATTCGTTGTAAATGTAAATGGTACTTCTTGACCAAATAAGAATCTTTTATTTGCTGCACTGTTCGACGAAGTGGTTATACTCGCTTGGAGTGCATTTGGATCCCATATTAGCTCAGACGTATTGTTTAAGTTATTAATAAAGATAAACAGATCTTGGTCAACACCAGCGCCGGCAAGGTTAGTGATTGCTTGGCCATCGTCAAGTGGTTCTGATAAGTTGTTGTCTCTAGCAAGACCTTGATTTCTTTGTGCCATTTCTTATACCCTTACAGTGATATCGACCAACCAGCCGCTCTAAGCTTAGCAAGAATCCTTGCTGTTTCAGCTTCAGCGGTACCCTCTAATTCAGGTTCTTGATCCACGGTTCTTGGCGCGTATGTTTGTGGTTGACCTCTTAAATTAACCTGTACCCTGCTGTTTCCAGTGCTATCGTATATGTTCTCAAAGTCAACAAACATGTTGTCTATGTCAGTTGTCGACAACGAGTTGTTTTGTAAAAGAATTCTACGAATACGAGTAAAGTTAGCGAACGATCCTCGAGTGTATGAAGTGAAATCACAGTTATACAAATACAGATAACCAATGCCAGGTGCTGGACCAGATATATCAGGGATAGGTCCGGTTAAGTTATTATTGTTGTGTAAGAACAAATAATATAACGAAGGCATGGATTCTAGGCCAGGGAAACTGGTTATATTATTGTTATACAAACCAATGTAGTACATACGAAGTCTGTTTGAGTACTCAGGAACCGCACCGGTTAACTTATTGTTGGATAAGTTCATATACCTAATATCGTTATTGGATACCAAGGATGGCGCAGATCCGCTAAAGTTATTGACCGGCATATATAATACTTGAAGTGAAGGTAACGAAGAAAGGTCAGGAACCAATACGTCGTTTCTTCCGCCACCGGTTCTTCTATAACTATACCAATATAAATGTCTTAGATTCGAAAGGTTTGACCACGTGCCATCCTCGAAACCCTTTTCGTACAAGGCACTGTTACTTAAGTAATAAAAGTAACCAAGTGTGTCTCTGCAGTCATCAAAGGTATCTTGATACATAACATACGTTTCACCATCAGCATACCCGTGTGATCCATTATCTGGACGGCCACCGGCTAACCCTTGGCATACCCACAAATGAAGACGGTTAAGAGAAGTATTACCCTTAAACTTTGGTATGAATCCGTTTAGGCCAGATCTATACATCGTAAGATTACTCAAAGACGAACAGTTCTCTAGCTTATAAGTAGACTCAACGGCGTTGTTTGTATAAAATTCTCCACCACTTGAGTAGTGACCATAGATCGTTGCAAGATTAGTCTTGTTCTGCAAGGACGGTAGCCTAAGTTGAGTTGCCGCGAAGTTTAAGTAGTTAAGATCATCGGCGTTACTGAAGGCAGAGGTCTCCCAGTTGCTATCGGATAGTCTCGTGTTACCGCTGACATGAAAGTTTGTAAGGTTGGCCCTGTCCACTAGACCCGTTGAGGGTATGGCCCTAAAGTCATTACTATGCGCATGAAACACCTCAAGTGAAGCAGGTACCGTTGGAAGATACGATGCGGTGTCGTAGTCGTCCGGTGAAAAGTATGCCCCTCCGCCGCGCCCAAGATACAGCTGTGTTAGGTTTGGAAATCTTGCCTCAATTACTGATGGGTTTGATCCTGGTGTACCACTATCATTTACTCCGGAAGGAGTGTTAGTCGTTGTGGTACGAATACCTCCATAGAAGTTACCGTAAAGAGTAAGAGAGGTAACCGTTGAAGGAATACGCTTAACGACTGCTGCATTAAGTTTACGATATGCCTCATCGTCTGACTGATACATTGCGTTTCTTGAAATGTTCAATGAAACTAGGTTTGGCGCAAAGACATTGAGATCCGGCATCGTTAGTAGTTCGTTATTGAACAAATTCAACGATGAAAGATTAGGTAATGATGCGGCAGGTAACTCTCTGATTCCAGAAGACGTGGCCGAGAAGGATGTAATATTATCAGGAGGATAATAAAACTCTACGTCCCTTTCAGCGGATCTTACTGAACGATAACTCAACGATGAGCTTGTGTTAGTTCCCCTGTCGGCGTATGATTGAATATCTGAGGAGTTGTTTACGTTTACGATTCTCCAGCTTGCCTTAAGACTACCGTCATAACTGGTGAATACCGAACTCCAATCAAATCGTCTAAAGAATCCACGAAACTTTAGAGGTATGCTCTTCATTGCATACATATCATAATCAGATCCGTCAATCGTAATACGAACCTTATGTGTAGGTACCTCAGCGTTAAATAGTTTAGGAAGAGCAGCAGTCCCAAACGTCATGTTATCAACGATCAGTTTACCACCTGTAAGAACCTTTACCTCACCGCCATAATAGATCGGATCCGCATCAGTAGGAGGATTGGTTGTGGTTGACCACGCTGAAACCCTTGAGGTTGAGATATCAAGAAAGTTGATTCCGTTGTCTGTAGCATTAAGTGAACGGTATCTAATAGCAGAACCACCAATACCACCATTGACGTTTAAGTTACCTCTTAACGATATATCTGCACCAGGGCTTTCTCTAAGGATTTCCTCGTACTGTCCACTGTCTCCCTGAAATCGATCAATGGTTCTATAGACATCTTCCTTAAGTCGAGACATAGCTTGAAAATCAAACCTAGTCGCAGACGCACCGTTATCGTTACCACTCCTAACCCCTCGGATGATATCAATATCTCCGACTTCAAGAGTAAGTACTCGTAGTGCCTGTGATTTGTTAATCACATCGGAAAGGTTGTTTGAAACCTTGAATCCGTAATAAACTTTTGTCTCAAACGCCATGTTATTGCTCTGCCGTGTTCAAAGTGATCTGTATATTTCCTGAACCAGCAGTCACCGTCTTAGCGGCAAAGAAAGTGGCATCAAGATTCAAAAGGTCCGCAGTGATTACTTCACGATCCCTTCCAAATATATTTAACAGATCAATATCTTTGGTTTCGTTTTGTCCGATGAAAAATGAATCTTTTAGTACGCCTTGTCTTAATTTTTGTCCACACTGAACATCAACCTGAGCCGAATCTAAACGGTTATCTGCAACAAAGTTAAGCGGAGGTAAGGTAGGATCCGCTCTGCCACCCGCGTTATCAGTTTCACACAAAGAGTTAACCAACCAAAGAGGCGTTGAGCTAAGCTGAGTGTTACCAATCGTTTCAGTTACAGAGAGTGAGTTAAGCGCAGCGTTATCCTTCATTTTTACGACAAGGTAAAGCGGATAAGGATTAAACTGAAAGATCTTAGTTTCATCAATCTTTGTCGCTGTTAGTCTAACCGGAGTAAGCTGAATCGTTACTGCATCGCCAGAGTTCTTTCCTGTTGGCAAAGCAGATATCTCAGCAAACTCTCGTGTTACGCCAATTACTTGAAACGATGTTGCCTCACTAGCAAACGTTACTCCAGAACCAGCATTATTGATTCCAAGTTCACCACCGGTCAATGTACCGTTGGGAAAGGCAAAACCAGAGTTTAAGTAGAAGTATATCGTTCCATCGTTAACACCAGTTTGCGGATTGGTATCAGTAACGATCCCTTCCAACTCTGATTTAGTCTGAACGGTTATTCTTACTCGTGAACAGTCACCAGTAGTGTCGTTTGGATCATATACTGGATCACCGTTTGAGTCGTAAGAAATAATTTCTTTAGGAGGTTGTGGAATACGGTAATCTATCTCCATCTTTCTTTCAAGTGGATAGTTTGCTTCTCCGGTATCCTGGCCAAGTCTGTTACGACTAGTTGTTGATTGCGTGTACTCGCCAAAGAGCACATCACTGTCGGGAACAATTGGCTGAAGATCTCCTGGAGCAACCTCAAACTTAAGCTCACCGTTATCCTCTTGTGGTTCCTTATCGGTCACACCGATATAGAATTCAGCAAAGTGGCTACCGTCGTTTTTATACGGATTTAAGAAGTTAACATCAATGGTACTACCCGTAAGAGCGACCGTGGATGCAGCTATACCATCATAGTTTGATATACGCATCGTATGAGGATACGTTGCGCCAGAGTCAGTTGCGTAGTCAGTCAGAGTAATAGGCGAGCCATTACCTAGAATCACAATACCAGAATCATCAAACCCAGAGTTAGGATTGGCCTGGGATGAAACGTTTGTCACTGTACTTTTGGTGTATGAGTTCTGAACAATTCTTTTTAGATTTGCCGATGTGTAACCAATGATAGTTGATCCATCAAGCACCTCGGATCCTTCATCAACCTCAATATAGGTTGAGTAAATACCGTCAGCAATAATCTTTGCACCGTTATCGGTTAGCTGAAACAACTCAGAGGTAGCATCGTTAGTACCATCATCATCAAGGTCTAGGTCCAATGTGTAGCTCGTAGTATCAGGATTGATTGTAATTGAACTAAGATTGAGAGTGTTGAACTTAAAGTTAGCGGTACGACCGTTTGCTCCAGACTTAAGACCTAAGTTATAGTTATGACCAAACCCTGGACACGCTTTACACTTAATGATCTTAACCTGAGCATACTCGTCAGACGATATGTTGACGGACTTTGGATAAATAGTTTTCTTGTTTTCTTTCTCGTACCCAGTCTTATTAGTAATAATAGATTTTGGATAAACGCCCAAAGCAGACGTATCCTGCGTACTTACGATGGATCTTAGACCAGAAGAATACGAATGCTGAGTTACTGTACCCTCGTCTCCACCATCGATATACATGGATGCACCATATTTGTAGACGTACTGTGGAGTTCTAAGCCTTGCCGAATCTCTAATGTTAAGAGAGTATCTAAACCTAAAGAACGGATCCTCAAGACATGGCTGACCCATTAAGTTTTCAATAACAAGCGTATGAACATGAACCCATCTTGCTTCGCTGTTCTTCACTGGTACATATGCATAAAACTTAGCACCGATAGCGCCGTACCAAGAGAACTCAATCTTATACATCGTAACTTGTTTTGATGTAAGTAGATATCCAGAAGGACCATTACCATTAAGTTGGTCAATGTTCCAATTATCTCTTGGGATCTCAACAGTAAAGTATTCTCTTGCTTCACCAGTCTCTGGATCAATATCATTTGGATCACCAGAAGCCTTAAGCACCTGGTCGGTCAAAGGATTCAATCCCTGCCTCTCCATAACCGCAGAAGGTAATGGGATCGTTGACCTACGAACGATGTTAAGCGTTGCGCCTTTCAGCTGAAATACGTATTGGTCAGTTGGGTTGGTTATACCCCACTCCAAAACGTTTTGTTCTGAACCTGAGTCAGACGATGCTCTTAAACCAAACGTGAATCCAGAGATACGCCCAGGCTGATACCGATAAGCTTTTTTGGACTGAAGATAACTAAATCGTTGATCGCCAGACGCATACCCAGGACGAGTCTCTGAGAATAGCGGGCTGTTTCCTGTTATAGCGTTTATGGCCCTAGGCGTGAACGGATCAAACTCGTTGATAGGATTAACTAAAACGCTATCATTAAGATCCACCCATGCACGTGTCCAAGTATCAATCAGAACATAGCCTTGAGCCTCAGTGACTCCATTAAACGATAAGTCGTTACTTCCGTCTATTGTAACTTTTGAAGGATCCAAAAAATTATCCTTAAACGTGGATCCGTATGTGGCTTGTCGTTCAGTCGTTGAGAAATGTGTGTAAAGAGTATTTCCTAACGTAATGAAAGCAACAAATTGTGTATAAAGATCCTCATTGTAGAATCCTTGGTTCGCGAATCTTGGGCCAAACGGATACCTAAAAGGAACCGGAAACGCGCCAAGCTCTAAGGCCTGTTCTTTGGTTTGTTCTATAAAGGACGCGTTGTAGTGATTTCCAAATCTTGCGGTACCACGATTATCCCATGCACTAATACTGGAGCCACTAGTCAGAGTATAGAACTCCCACTCCTCATCATTAAGACCCAGCGTTGATACATCGGAGAATAACGATAGTTGCTCCTCAGCGCGATTAACGCCAAGCAGGGTAGTTGATGTTTCTGAAGTTTCTTGAAAGACCTCAACGACAGGAATCGCTGTAGTACCTATACCACTTGGCATAACTACCCCAGTTGCGTTCTCTGAGTTAGCGATCTCTCTTACTGAAATCTCTGCATCGGTTACGAGCTCAATACCTGTTTCGTCAACAAGTTTCTCACCACTTACGATATCAAAGAGAGGTACTTGACCAGTGATGGTCTGCACGGGATACTTACTGAAGGATATCTTACCACCCTCAGTAGCGTTTTGAACTCTGTCTATGGTAATCCAATCGCCAGCGCTCAAACCTTGAATATTACCCTCAAGGTTTTCTACCTGCAGGGTTATTGATTCTCCGCCGTCTCCACCAACACCAGTAATGCCTATAATCTTTACACCGGTCTCAGGCAGACCTCCGCCAGATCCTGGTCCAGTTTGACCAGAATACGCAATGTCACCAACTTTAACAGCGTGTGAGGTATCAATAACACCACTTGGATAGTCACCGTTACTATCAGGCGACTCGGACGGATCTAGAGGTGTGTACCTCGGGATCTTAAAGGTATAATTGGCACCTGCAGCCGTGCTTCCGCCGGATGACGAGTAGACGGTGGTGTTTAAGTAAGACATAGTTTATTGTTCTTCCCATGTTAAACTCGCTAGAACCGAGGCCTCCGCTGAACCTGAATTATATGCCGCAACTGATGAAGAAGCAAGGAACAAAGTATCCACCTCGTTAGTAAGAGGGAACGATAAGTAGTCCTTATTATAATCAAAGTAAGGTAGCAAATCAAACTGCTGACCACCTGCTCCAACGAAGAACGTTGTAACTTGAGTTCCTGTGCCAGGAATCGGAGTTCTTAGCTCAGGATTGACAACGACAGAACTTAATCGTTCGATCTCAAATGTACTTACCGCATTTGCCAGAGCAAGGGCAGTGCCATCCTCGTCATAGTTTCCAGCGTATAGGAAGGTTTCACTTGCATCTATATAAACCGTGCTACTAAATGATTCTAGAGAAGTAAAAGTAAATCCACTAGCAAGAACCGTTACATAACCTAGTACTGGGAACAATGTTTCGTTTGCGTCCACCGAAGAATCGTAATGAGATCTAAACCATCCATAGATTCTATCACCGGCGGTTAGTCCTGTTGGTGTAGCAGTTGTAGTTAGGGTAGTTGGTTGCCCAGCAGGCTGAATCGCAATGTCAGTACCATGGATCGTTAGATCACCGGACCAATCATCAACATCATAACTTTGGAATGTTGGATTCTTAAGTAGCTGTAGGGAAACCGTACCTGAACCAGAGACGCCTGTCGCAAGTCGTGTTGGATAAACCTGTACACGGTTACGAACCGCTTGGTTCTGAGAACTAATAATGTTTTGCTTAGTCTGTAAACCAAAGACAAGTTGTGGTCTATCAGCAATAACTCCGATGCCACCCGTACCTACTAGAGGCTTGTTTAGAATTAGTTTACCACCGTCGTTACTAGAGTTTGGTATCACCCACTCTACAAATACGCCTCTGTCGGCTGGGTTATTTGATACGACTCTTGACTTCATGTAATAGTCTGAAATCGCTGGGAACCCATCACTGGCGATATTAGTACCACTAATCTCAATGTGGGCGTAACCATTCGTAGTACCTTTTGTCCAGTTGCTCGAAGAATACTTAGATCCGTAGACATCCGAAGCGGATTCAGTTGAGTAGCTATGAAGGCGAACGGTTCCTCTGTCACCGCCGTCAATATAATACGAAGCACCATACTTAGTAATGTATTGCGAGTATGAACCAGAACCAGGAATTGAGTTTTGTTGCCTTGAGGCGTTATCATAACCATACATATTGGTTGAGCCACCGCCATATACGGTATACGTGATAGGCAATGTAGCGTTACCAAGAGAGGCAACCTTTAATTGGTTTGATGCGCGAAGGTGGTGGATACGAACCCATCTTGCTTCCCCGTTACTTACGGGAACATACGCAAGGAAGAGCGCGCCAACAGCACCATACCAAGAGAACTCGATCTTCTGCATGAGAACCTTAGTAAAGTCAAGGTTCCAAATGGAGTCCCTAATCTCGTTTGCATCTGGATCCGCAACGGTCTTAACGTTTTGGCCAGGATACTTAATAGTATCATCGCCGCCGCCTGTGCGAACCACATCTGAATAGTATACATTACGATCTTCGTTTCCGTCAACAAAGTCACCTGAGAATCTTGAGCGTGGGATACGATACTCGTAAACCTTATAGAACTCTGGTTTTACGTTCCACTCAACAAAGTTTTCCCATCCTGAAGTATCATGAGATGCAGTACCGTTTACCGGAAGCAATGCACACGATACACCAGAGTTAACCTTTTTAATCTCTTGAATAACTGCTGCGTTTGAATCACCATCTCCATCGAATCCTGAGTGAGCGTATGCATCAGAAGTATCAGTAGCGATCGCGCCAACTGGAGTACCAAGCACAGCAAACTCATTTGAGAACGATCTCTTATATGGAAACATTACGTCTTCAGCACCTGCGTTATTCGAGGTGTCTGGGAATACGAATGGAGCAGGAGTCTTAATGATATGAGTACCACTCAAAGAACCAACGACGATCTTAGTATCGTTATCCAGTTCAGTTAACTCAAAGGTAGTACCAGTGAGGTTTAAGATTTTATAAATTCGTGAGTGAAGGAGGTTACCTAAGGCAGACGTTTCTTGAGTCTCATAGATAACATGCTGACCTTCGTTAAGTCCTGATGTTGATGCAACGGTAATAGTACCTGTGCTTACACCAGTAAATTCATACTCGGTTTCTTCAAGAAGTAATGATGGATCGTACATAGCTGCATGAGTATGGATAAGACCATCTCTCAGAATACATAGATCGCCAGCAGTACTTGTGGACGGATTACCTGCAGTACCAAAGTCTTCAGTTTGTTCTGAACCAAACGTTAACGGATTGGACTCAATGATTGATTGTGTACGACGAACAACCGAAAGGAAGTCACCGGTTCCAGTATCACGAGTTTCCCAATAGTATCCATCAAAGTTATCAAAGATACCGTACTTACGAACGCACGGGTTACGAACATGCTTACTAGACGAAGCATTTGGTACGACCGATGTCTTAACACCAAACGTTGCGGCCGACACACGACCGGGTTGGTATCTAAAGAATCTCTTAGATGTTAATGTTGCGGTCTTATTCGCCGGTGCCTCAATAAGAGCACCAGATTCTTCAGGAATATGTTGCAGACCGTGGTTCTGAGTACCATTAAAACCATCATAGGCTTTATCGGACGAAGCTGAGTAACCATCTCTTTGTTCTGGAGTCGAAGCCCATTCACTTGGGTTAACATCGTAGGTGTTAACGTCAGCAAAGATACCGAGTGCGACTTCCGAACGCGGAATCCCGAGGAGCGATAACGCAACCTCAGAAGCAATTTTGTTTTGTTCCTCTACGGGAATCGCTGGCTGATCCGAAGCGATAACCACAGGAAGAGATTTTGATGCAATCTGTTGTCCTGGTGGTACCGGTGCGGTTCTACCTACGACGACGACCGCAGCGTTATTATTTACATTTGTTAAACTAGACATCAAGTCTTCCTTTGGCTAATACGAATGTGTTACGAATAATTAGATACGGTTTATCCGCATCCGCCGAGCTAGTGTAACTTGCAGTTGTTGCTGTGGTTAGGTCAGTTGTGGTACCGGCTACCACCCTAAATCCTCCAGCCCCATCTGACTCTACAGAAGTTACAGTCCACGATGATCCTGTAAAGTTAAGTGTTGCTCCCGACACATTCTGTGTCTTTATGACATCTCCGACAGCGAACACGTTCTTATCATCGTTTGATTTCAAAGTAAACTTACCATTATTGGAGTCTACCTTTTCAAAATTGTTTACAAGAATCCTACCATCTGCCTCGTAGGCATATGCATATTCAGTTGCCTTAATTCTATATATAAGTCCAATCAGTGATTCATCTGAGGGTGGACTCGTTGCAGTCCAGTCAGCCTTTAATTCATTGTACGATGGGAGAGCATTAACATTGGCTGACGTTATCTTCCACTGAAAGTATCCGTTCTCTAGACCAAAGTCACCGCCGTTTCCGTTGATTGGAACAGTGATGATTGGATTGCCGGATCCATTGTTTGAGTAATCGAGTGAACCTCCAATTGCGCCAAGAGCCTCAACATTATTTCTTTTAGTTAATGCTAGAATATCGGCTGATAGTTCAACCTCGGTTCCTGGTACAGCGACTCCACTAACAAGATCTTGATTGTCGCCTAAGTGCATTGCTACACCACGACGTAAGTATAACATTGAAGGTGATTGATAATCAACACCAAGATCAAGCTTAACGTTTATTGAATCAAAGTCAGAATCCATTGTATCAACGGCAGGAATAAACTCATCGTCAGTACCCATGATAAGGTTAGGCGAAGAGATTAGGTTACCCGAACCAAAGATCAATAAACCAGAGCCACAGTTACGAATTGTGTTACCAATGATTGTGCCGATACGAGTTACTGATGCATCAATGGCTGATGTCCAGTTCTCAAAAATATTATCCGACACTGTGGTAAAGGTGGACGAAGATACAAGTAATGAAGTAAGTGCATCATCTTCACCATAGGACAATCCACCGTTTCTAAACTTACATCCTGCGATACGAATGCGATCGTTGTCCAATGCATATAGACCAGAGCCTACGGTATTGAGAACATCGATGTTGTCGTAAACAATGTCACTTCCTTGTGGCATCGTTATTGGAAAGTTAGATTGCGTTTCAGTCCAAGTTACGTTATTGATCATATTACCATCAATGGTCAAGTTTCTAAACGTAATGTTATTTGGTGTATCGGTCTGAGGTGTTAGGATACAACCTTTTTGGTTTGGATTAATTACATCGGCATAATGATCGAAGTTCCAAGGGATTGCTTTAATGACTGCTCGTTTTGAGTTGCCAAGAATCGCAAAGTTATCAGGAACAGTAAGTCTTGATGTATAGTAAACTCCATCAGGAAGAACGATGTTTCTTAGCGCAAGATCTCTGAACTCATTGATTGCTAACTGCAAACCTGCAGTGTTATCATGCACGAGCTGAACATAGTTATCACCGTGATATAGTTTTTCAGTAAATCTTAAGGTCTTTTTGTTATGTACCTTCTCAACGGTTGCGCTATACCATCCTCTAGGATTCACGACGTTCGTATTAATCTGTTCGTTCGTCGGTGGCTTTTGTGGAAAGTATACCATGTTGGACGGTGTTGAATAAGTTCCATCCAATCTGCCTGTTGCGGTTGACTCAACCGAGAAAGCATTCGTATCGTTGGTCTTACTGGACCATTCAGTACGAGTGAATATTCCTTGATCGTTAAAAATGATACCTGAAGTAATTGACCCAAGTTCTCTAGGTCCAAGTACTGCGATTAGTTCCGCATCCTGAAGGTCAGTGGTGGATCCACGATAGATAAGCATACCGTATTCACCAGATGATCTCGTCAAGGACAACGCGTTATATCTTAAAGAGGTAAAGTTAGCTGGAGTGTTATGAGCAATAACATCAGTTGGTCCTGCTGCTTCACCAATCTTGCCATTATCGAATCTAAACTGAGAGGTCCAATAATAGTAATTCTGAGTTGGCAGACCGCCATCGGTTGTACCGTTCTTAGTTGAGGTTGCCGCTGGTGTAGGAGCTGCCTCATCGGTTGGAACTGCAGGATCGTTTGATTGAACACCAAACACCTTGATCTTATGACCAACCTTAATAGTATCGGTATTAATAACCTCAGTGATCAATCCTTGAATACTTGTATCAGGAATGCCACCAACGATTTGCTGAAGAAACTCTGAACCGCTAAACTTTTGAGTATCGTTGTTCATAATGACCCAAACAAGATCGCCTTGAACCTTATGAACTACACCTTGGAATCCTGTGCTGTTTCCTTGAACGGTTTCTCCTACGGCAAAAGTACCAACCCTTTGAACAAGTTTACAGATAGTCGCAAACTTAGCAAGCATCTTACCGTCATTACATAGAATGTTGGACGCACTTGCCATATTGGCTGATAGGCCATTTGAGATCGTAATGGTATTACCGTTAATCTCAGTGATGGTTGTGTTAGCAGGAATACCAGAAACGACTGACGTAATAGAATCGCCAACAAATACGTTAGCAACTGAAGTTACATCAAGGGTGGTATCACCAGCACTGTGGTTACCGTCTAGTACTAGTGTTGGCGAATCAAGGACGGTTGCCTCCATCACTTCACCAACGTTTGAAACTTTATATTCTTCCGAAAGAGCTTGGTCGATCAATCGGCCATTAAGGTAAAGGTTCTTAGTAACGATATCACCGCCACCAACGTTCAAGTTGATCGCGCCTTGATCTCCTACATCAATATTACCTTCAAAGACTACATCCTTGTCGTTATCCGCACCTGCAGTTAACACAAGATCACCGTTTTGGTTATATAGCCTAAATCCGTTTGTTTGATCCGAGGAAGTAATACCAGGAGCAGTAAGATTTCCTGTCATAGGAATCGAACCATCGTTCTCCACCTTACCAATGTTTAGATTGGCAAAGTTAGTATCAACTTCGTTATTTGAGAGAGGAGCACCTTTGAACGTTTCACCAGTCAGATTCGTGGTGCGAATATTACTCTCAAAATCTGTCTCGTTCTGTCTATACTTAATTGTGCTCATCTCTTATCCAATTTGTAATTTCCAGTTGACAACAAGATAATCCGTTGCACTCTTTGAGAACGGCGTATCCAATACGGTACGGCAAACCAACAGCTCGGGACTAGCATCGGTTAATAGACCAACCTCTGCAACAGTTCCTGTGCCAACATTTTCCTCAAACGTAGTAATGAAACTCGCAATGTTATTTTCCGTTGACGCAAATCTTACATCGACATCAGCAAGCTCAGTTTCTAGTGCAGCGTCAGTTAAGGCAGCTGCAGTAGTACCTGAACCAATTGCGATCGATGAAACATCTTCGACTTCGTTTACGGTTGTACCATCACCCTCGTTGTAAGTGCCGTGAATTAATTTCCTTGCTAGGAATGCCTTACCCGCAGTCGTGACAAGATTCTTTACGTATCGTTGATCCTTCAGCTCACCATCTTTAGTGAAGAGCTGTAGGTCTACGTTACCTTGAATGTTAATGTTCTCAATCATATCTTATCCAACAGCTGCTTAAGCATTCCCTTAATATCAGAAACATCTTTTTCCAAAGCACTGATTCTGCTTTTCTCATCTTGAATCATTTGTTTCTGTCTAATGTATTTATCATAGTCAGCGGAGGATACATTTACGACTGCACCTCCATTAGTCTTCCTTAAGTTTGTGTGTCCTTCAACCTTATGCATTTGCGACCACTATCAAATCTTTTGCTCTTGGAACAAGTGCGCAGCTGCTAGATCTCATGACAAGTTTAACCGCCATTTGATCAAAGGAATCAATACCTGTTACTCTGAATTCCTTCTCACTAAAACCAGATGCATTAGTTGATCCAACAGTTCCTACAAGAGTCCAATTAACCGTATCAAAGTTTTGCGGATCCGAGGAGAGTTTGGTTTTTCTATATACATCAATGTTTGCGCCGGTTGGAACATTAGCCGCGAACCTTATAGTCATAGCGGTTGAGTTACCTGCAGCGTCGGACAAGTTAATTCTTCTAGTCATATACTTAGCTGCAGTAGTACCTTGGTTAGGTGAGATCTCATCGATGTAGTTATTATATCCAACGATGTTGATACCACCAGCGGCCCCAGCAGGACTTTCTGCGACAAAGTTTTTATCCGTGGTTACTATAGAACCATCAGGCTCAACAGCAGTAACGATACACTGTCCATTGTTACTTGCGTTTTGACAATTGGATAGCTCAATCACTTGACCAACGATAAGATCTTGGAACTTACCACGAATAGAGTTGTTCGCTGTCGTAATTTGTTTTGAGTCGTTTGATACCAATACGATGTTTGTCGTATCAGCTGAAACTATTCCATACTTATCAAACACTGTGCCGTCAGATTGTTGTTCTTCAGCTTCAGTTGGAAGATACGGTGAATTGGTGATCGTTGGATTACTTACTCTGTTATTAAATGTAGTCAATGACATTCTTGTAAGTTCTAGCACAGGTGAAAGATTAGCGTTAGTACTAAACAGTCTTACGTCAAGATCTAAGGATTTAACCTTATCACCATTCACGACTACCTCATTATCTTCAGAAGCAAGAAGCTTAGGTGTAGTAAAGAAGTTGTTTTCGTTTTCAAGAACCTCAATACCAACGGTATCTCTTACGTATGGAGTCTCTCCACCAAACACGCTCTGGCCTGACAAAGTTTTTGCGATAAAGTCGATACGAGTCTCAAAGAAATTGAATCTCGGTGCGACTGGTTGCATTCCATCAAAGAGAACGTTACGAGTTGCTTGAATGTTACTACCACCAACTCTCGTTGTTTCATTTGCCGAAGATGTTACCTTAATAACATACGAGTCGTGACCAACATGAACAATATCATGTGTCTTATTCAACTCGGTTGCGTTAATACCAGCAAATGTACCAGCAACAAATCCTGAAAGAGTAACCTTTGAGTTCTCTTTGGTGAATCCGTGATTACGATGGAACACACGAACGTATTTAGATCCAAATCTTGTTTGTAGTGGATCATCCTCTAGGTCATGTAAATCCAATCTTGCGTTATGGAAAGTCGCAGTACCACCTGGGTTGAGACTACGTGTGTTGACCGATTCCTTTCGGCCGTCTGGTCCAGTGATAGTGTTGGATAAATTACTAAACTGAGCCTTATTGATTCTAAACTTCAAGTCTTGGTTCTGAGCTGGAGTCCAAGTTCTATTGTTTTGAGACTTAAAGAACGATCCAAGATAAGGCTGCTTATGAACTTGCACATCTGTAAGAACATCAAACTCACCTAGGTTTGATATCCATGCATGATAGTTGTTTGAATCTGATAAAAGGACAATACAATATTCTTGTGCGCTTTGAACAAAGACAGGAGATTCAAACGTAAATCTTGTTGGAGTATCAGGTGAAAGCGCTAGATCAATCGGAGAAGAATCAAGTGCGCTTAGGTCAGTCGTGTTGGACGATAGGCCAAATCCAGTACCGTACCTTAATCGGTTATCGTCTCTGATTTGATACGGATCCAAGATAACTTCACCAAACGGTAGTACTACTGGTCCTGGATAACCATTAACTGTGTTACGAACTTGAAGCCTTAGTGGTACCTCAGGATCAACAGATGCAAGATATATATCGATTGATGTTAAGAAGCAACCGACCTCTTCCTCAACAAAGAAAGTTTGCGCGATTGGATCTGATGAATCGCCACCGCCGCCGAAACGGGTACCAAAATCGTCATTTCTTCTAGGAACCCACACACTTGAGATTAGATCCGTTCCGCTATCCAACGTAACGGTCTGTTCATCGTTTATTTCAGTTTGAACTATTTGGCCGTTTCTTACGCTATTGAATGTCGATTGAATATCCCTTAGGATACCATTGGCCTCGTAGTTAACAGAGCCACGAGTCATTGCAGTACGGTCATTATTAGTTTCATTGTCGATTAACTTAAACTCACGAGTACCTGTTCTAAATTGTATCTGAGGCGTATTAGGAATCTCAAAGACACCAGCAACATCGCCACCAAAGTTAGTTGTAAGTTGATCGCCTTTAGTCTTTGCTGACCAAAGAGTAACCTTACCTCTGTTACCAGAGATAGATCCCTCAATGATATCTCCTACTTGGAAATTTCCAGAGTGGTTAATAACCAGTGCAGTACGATTAACACCTCCAGGTTGTACCTCTTGTAGTACACAAACCGCTGTACATGGTGAAGCCTCTGGAGTTGCATATGTAGTCGTTCCTCGTTTCGCAACGAAGATAACGTCACCTTTGTTAAGAGCAGGTTGGGTGTTTCCTTGAGGAGTACCTTGTACCCCAGTCAAAGGATTAAAGCGACGTGCAATTTGATCCGCGTCTCCGCCTGCTTGTGTTTGCCAATCAAACACTCCGGATTCACCACCATCGACCTCGGGTCCGTACTGAATACGAGAGGCCGGTGTTACGTGTTCAGTGATAGGAACACCGTCAAAGTATGGATATAGATTTGATTGCAGCTTTAAGCCGCGACCAACAAATACGACTTCACGAGAACGAATGAACGGAATAACTGAACGAGAGACCTCACGATCAGCCTCGACCAATTCGCGAGAAAAGGTTGCGACTACTTCAGTGTTAATACCTGTCCTAGTTTGATCAGACTGCTCTTCCCAGTCCTGCCAAGTTTGGCGCCAAGTACCTTCACCTCCTCCAGTTGTACGTCTTCCACCTATATTTCTTACACCGCTCCACTGAGTCTGCCAAGCGTTCCACACGTTTCCTAAAACGCCTTCTTGCGCTAGTCTATCTCGCGTAGCGTTAAAGTTACCCTCAACATCATTAACGATGTCGGGCAATCTGTTGGTCTCAAACCATTGATCAGCAAAAGGGTTTAGTGATACCGAACCGACAAACGTAAAGATGGCGTATGGATTAACGTTTTCAGTTGTGGTTGCAAAGGGTTGTTCAATAAATGTTTCTTCGGTATATGGGAGAGTAAGAACCTCGCCGGTTACTTGATAACCCGCAGCAGTTCTTTCCGCATCGGTTGATACTGACTCAACCAACTCTGTGTTCTCTACATGGAATGTTGGTCTAAGTTCGTTTGCCTCCATGTCTATCGCTGCACGATAGTCACGAGCTCTCGTATCGCCTGTTCTATGTCCAGCAAAGTTATCAACAACGAAGCCGTTCTTAAATCTTGTTAGTCTCGGATCATCGTCATCAGGTACCTCAAGGGCGGCCGCTTGTTGTTCCAATAAATTCAGAGAGGTGTAATACTCAAGTCTGTCGATTCTACTTTCTAAAGTACCAATGTCTCGCATGGTATATCGACGATTGTCAATTCTCTTAATATTAATATCCTTAGGACTAAACGTGTAAGCAGGAATATCTAGCTGAGCAATATCCATTGCTTCTGGATCACCCTGAGGAATCTGAGGATTCAGTGATGGAGTACCACGCAGATCAAAGACGTTACCACGAAGGCCAATCGCTATCTTATCAATTCTAGAAGTATAATACTGATATGTTGCCGTTAATTCTGTTCCTGGCTTTGGTGGAAGCGAAAGAGATCCGCCTGTTCCTGTAAACCCTGTACCTGCATCATTAAGAACTGGACGGAAGTCAAGAACGTTACGAAGTGGAATAGGACCAGAGATTGACTGATAGTATGGAATGTCTTCGTCTCTGACGGGATAAGAATCAATCGAGAAGTAGTCGCCAGTGTTACCATGACTAAAGTATTCATAGTCAATACGAATATACCCAGTTGGTGCAGAGTATTCTGGTTTACGAATAAGTCTAGCGTGATCGTAGAATGCTTCTCTTTGACCATCGTCTAGGTCAAACCAATCAGTGATGTCAATCTCACCTGAAGCATCATAAGTTCCACCAGATGCAACGGACGACATAGATACTCTTACGACTCTATAGACATCTGCTTTACTCAAAGAGATTCTTCTGTTGGCTAAGGCATCAAGATCAACGATGTCGATCTGTCCAGTCTGTAGGGTCTTAGTCTTTTCTCTAGAATCCGTAGCAGATTCTTTAATCACTGGAATCATAGCAACGTATGATGTGCTGTTAGAAAGACCAGTGATAGTGATCTTATCGGTATCTGAGTTTGAGCGATCAATCGCAACACCGCCGGTTCCAATCTGAACTAGTGAACCGCCTGCCTCGACAAGAATGATTTCATTTTCCTCAACACTAGTTGAGAATCGCGTGCCAGTACCACTTGATGCTACTGCACTGGTGCGAGCAAATTCAACGGTACCGCTACCGTCCGAACTGTTATTAAATCTTTGCATGACGGTGTACTCAACCTGAGAACCTCCCGCCTCAGTCTTAACTGTTTTTACAGCCTCGACAAACATCGGGTACATAACCGTCTTAGAGTTTGGTAAATGAATTCTAGACTCAACCTTACGATACGCGACACCACCAGTATAGTTTGACCCGGATGATACCGCCATAGTCGTATCGTCCGTGATAGCAGTGATTCGTCTAGTGGTACCTTCTACCTCAATGTAGTCTCCTACGACGAATGCTGTACTAAATCTTGTACCAACACCAGTTACTTCATCAGCATTTGCGATCGTAATGGATCCTTGGTTATCAAACGATCTTTGGTTAACAATGTTTGTGTATCCTGAGACACCTTTGATACCTTTAACGTTGGAAACAAAGGATTTGCCAGAGTTCATTTTTACGTCAAACAAGTATAAACGATATTCGTTATTGATAAACTCAAGACCACGAATTCTTGCGGTACCTACCGATGAACCGGCGACTGATAACAGAGCAGTTTGGAATTGGTCATAAAGGGTGACTTGCTCCAAAGCAGCAATGTCAAGAACGGCTTCAGGTGCACTAACAACTACATAGTTACCCATGACTGATCCGATAGAATCATTTTCCTCAAGGAGAGCATCTCTCGCCTTTGTGATATCAATTCGGCCCGGTGCAGTCTTTTGAATTTCATAACCCTTAACGTAAGCCTTTCCTGGCTCAACAATAACCGTAAGCTTACCTTCTTGATCCAAGGCCTGTGCTTCGGTTTGACCTAGATCGGCTACGTCACCACCATTGTACTGTGGATATTTTTCGTATGACCAAACCACGTTTGAGTCAAGGGAACCATCGGCCGCATCAGCAACCCCTGTTCCTACAGCGACTGAAGGTCTGCTTGGACCTGCAGTACCTGACTGCATTGCTCTGTAAGTAAAACCACCGTCGGTTACGATATCACCGATGAGGTAGAATCTTCCTTCAGTCCATGCGCCACGATTATTGGATCGCTTTTCTTTGACTTGAACTCTGAATGGATTAACTGAATAGTTACCGGATTCGTCAAACGTTCTACGAGCAAGTGCCTTTTCAAGTTGTGAATAGTTTGCTACAACCTTATGCTCTTGCATAACACCGTTAGTGAACTGCATTGTCTCAATGTAATCGGCATCACTGGTGTCGGGAACATAAACTTCGTTTCCGTCAGAGTCAGTCGTAACAGTAATCTGTTTGGATACTAGAGTTGCTTCGATTTTATAACGATGAGCGCCAGGAGCAGAAAAGTTAAACGTTCCATTAGCGTTATCATTAAGAGAGTTATCCTCTTCAGGAGTTACAAACGTTTCAGCAACAGTAAATCCAACGGAAGCAGGTGTAGTAGTATTATAGGCATTAATGATTGCAACTTGAGATTCAACAAGAACAAAATGATTTCTTAAAAAGTAAATGCCTCGTTGTACTTCAGCAAATGAAGCGGTTGCGTTTGGGTTTTCGTTTGATGGTCTAAGAGTGATCTGATACTCAACAAAGTTATCGGCATCGGTTTCTGATATCTTGACTCTGACTCTTTCTTCGGCAGAGAATAAACTCTTAGTGTTGTTATCGGCAGAGCGAGTATACTCAACGACGAATCCTTGAGGAATCTCAGGACTTACTGAAGTATCCCTTGGTTGCCATGCTCTAAGTAGAGCCTTAGTGTTTAGAAGAGTCGCATCCGATCCACCGCTTACGCCAAAACCTGTGCCAGTCTTATTAAGCATTAACCTTGCTGCTGCTGGAGTATCTGCTGCGGAAATATCGGTTGGAGTACCTTCAGTACCAGAGATCGTCTCAATTCTTTGAATGACTGGATTGACTTTAATTGAGTCACGACGAAGAATCGTCATTTGTCCTGGGACAACAACTGAGCCTTCTTCATAGATGGATTGACCGAACCGTGCTACTTGATTCTGAAGAATCGATTGAGCTTGGTTTAGTTCGCGAGTCTGTACCGCGTACCCTGGACGAAAGAGAACACGAAGGAATTTCTTCTGCTCATCAAAATCATCAAAGTAAGGTGAAGTATTAAAATTTGTCATTGTGTTCCTCTAGTACTCCAGCACTAATGTTATCGTTTCGATCTGATCGTTTCTGCGAGTGATTGCTTCACGATTATTTATAAACAAAATATCACCAGAATATGGTTCAACCTCAGGATTTGTTATACTTGCGATAGTTCCTGATGCACCCGATGATAGTCCTCTGACGGTCTCTCCTACAGAAAAATCAATGTAGTTGGATACGTCGTTACCACGAATAACTCTTAGCTTATTGGATTCAAATACGTCAACCTGAAGTCCAATTGCACCGCTCGTTTCACCAACGATTGTATCATCGGCAGTGAACGGTACGTTTGATTCATTCAGCGTAATTCTATATTTTGCATCAAGGGTCTGAGCCGTTGATGCTGTGGTTGTTCCGTAGTTAAGTGGGGATTCCATCATACCGATTCTACGGAAATCGTTTGCGACTGTAAAGTCCCCTTCGCCCTCGTCATACGCGAATCTTAAGTTGACCAACGTGTACCTTGCAAGAAGTTCTCTTTCTGGCGATGCGCCGTGACCTAGGAACGGTGAGATCGTTGGTGTAAGAGTTGCTTCAGTAGTACTTGTGCCTACGACCTTTGCCGTGGCCTTTCTAAAATTTTGTCCTTGCTTACCGGTTGAGATTGATACGTCGGTAACTTCACCTGAGCCGTTTGTTGTTGCTTCTGCTTGACAGGATGACTGAACGATTGATGCAGTACCTGACGTATAACCAGAACCACCTAGAACAAGAGTGATACTTGATACCGCTCCATTCTCATCAGTGTTGGCTAAACAGAACGCAGTCTCTACTGCACCGTTGTTTCCAACCTGTCTAATCGCAACTGGTATGTTTGATTCTGGGGCATAAGGATAATTACTTCCACCGTCGGCTACGGTTATACCAACTATGGTTCCGCCATCAACGGTTAAGGTTGCTTCGGCTGAAGCGTTCTCGTTACCGTCTCCAGCAATGAACACTGGTATGGTTGTGCTAGCGGTATACCCACTGCCTGAAGTATTAATACGAATGTTCTCAATCGCACCTTTCACCGCGTTGTTAACAACGGTTTCATTTTCATCAATAGGAAGATAGCCTGGGACAAAGAACTTACGAATCAATGAATCGGACAAAGTAAACATATACTTCCACTTATATCCGTCCGCTTGTTTTGTAATACTGTTATCGGTGTGTGTTGGTTTAATAGTCGATGCAGCTCCGTTATTATTAGAGATACATTTATATACCTTTTTCTCGTCCGTGTAAATATAAAAATCTTTATCAGTTAGATCAACGTCTTCACGATACTCGTAATAAACCGTTGAGGTGGTCCAGTCAATTCTACGAAACCCAAGACGAACATCTTGACCGTCAATCTTTTTCAGAGCAGTCATATCATGCCATGCATCATACTCAGCTTTGATTGAGTTGTCCGGTGTGGGTGGAGTCGCTTCATCCGTCCAAGGTTTAGTGCGACCATAAAACATATAGAAACTGGATCCCGACGCCGTGACGGCTCTTACGAGATCCCTTGCATTCCTATACTGAAACTTTGTAGATAAACTGCTAGCCATTTTTTAATCCTGTGTAACGAATACTTCGTCGGTTAATCCCTGCGATCTCGACTCAGTGACATCTATAAACTCTAGGTTAAAGTCCTCAATACCAACATATGCCTCAGAGAAATATACTTCTGTCTGAACCGTATAGTCCTGACGGAAACCAAGCGGAGTACTCTTAAGAACTGGACGTTCAAGTACTTCATACTCACTAGGTGCGACTGTTGCAGTATATATTACATTGGACTTAATGCTGTTATCGGCAAACTCGTTAAGACGAATATTACCAAAAACTTCCATACCCGCTGGGTGAACTGTTCTCTTTAATGCATCAAGCCATATATCAGTCGAGTAGTTAGTTGATACTTCATATGAATACTTTTGATAGAACTTAGAATCCTGAATCACAATTGATTCTGATAGCTGACCTTTGACTCCGCGATACTCACCTGCGGTTGTTACCACGGTGTCAAACAGTAAATCAATGTCTGCACCGTTACCGTTCGTTGATGTGATATCTAAAGTTGAGTCTACTGCTTGGCTATCGTTTGAGTAACGATAAAGATCAAAGTTCTTAAAGTAAAAGATCTCTGATACGTTAGCGTCCTTTACGTGTTCAGGTGTATTACCTGCACCGTAGTTACTAATACGGATATCAGTGATTGCGCCGTTTGGATCAACGAATGATACAAAGGCATTAAACGAGAAACCCTCGAATCCTAATACGCGAATACGATCACCGGGAACGTATCCTGAGCCACCGTTGTTGATCTTAAATCCTGAGACTGATTTGTATATCTCTGCGGATAATCCACCAACTGCTGAAATTGTTTGTCCTGCCTCAAAGGTACCTGACTGAGTTCCTTTCACGAGAGTAAGTTCGAATATAACTCCGTCCGAATATACTCTACGCTCTACCTTATCAACCTTTGCTACGGCATCTGACGCAACCTGACGAATAACTTGTCCAGCGAATAGGTCAGCGTCTCCGGTCAACATGGATACTCTGAGTTTATCCTCAACGACCCAACGGCCGTCAGAAGGAATCAGTACCTGTTCCCAAGGATAATAAATCTCTACTACGTCATCAATGAATAGCTGAAAGAACGTTTTAACCGCGGCTTCGGAACCCTTTGATCTATACAGATCCACTACCTTTTGATAGAAAACCTTAGGTGTAGCCGCATAATCTCGTGGAACGTATAGCCCAATCTCTTTCTGAATACGCGCAAGAAACTGTTGTTCCTGCTGCCACACGTCACGCTGCTCGGGTAAAGTGTTCTGATAGTAGGAAGCCTTGTTGGTATCCTCAAGGAAATTAAGATACGCCTTAAGGAAGAGAACCAACTTTGGATAGCTTGCTTCTATATGCTCGGGTACGAACGAGTCTACGAGAGCCGATATGTGTGGTGCGATATTTTTATCCATGTCTAGACACTGTGTTATATCTTACGCCTGAGAATTCTTTACCTGCCGCAATGGAATCTATCTCACCCTGCACCGCAGTGTCAGCTGAGTCAATGGTCAATAAGTTATTGCGAATCGAAGCAACGTCAAACGAGTCAGGAATACACTCGACCTCGATAAAGTTACCTTGGAAGTTTGACGGATTGAACGCCGTCAGTATAACCTTGGTACCTTGAACGAAACCAGCGTTGGCTATGATCACCTCGGTGTTCGCTCCCTGTCCCTTTACGACCTGAACCGTTCTAGTGTTGTCAGCGTTCTTAATATCACGCAGACGACATGTGTTACCGTTAACCGTAAACAGTGTGGACTGATTGATAACTGAGTCCTCGGTGGGCGAACTGTATAGGTTCGTTGAGAAATCAAGTTCGTATCTCGTCGCAACGTTCAGGGTTGGAACAAATCTTTTCTTGACGTAGACCCTTGCGGTTGAACTAAGAATGGCCTCGTCGGTATTATCAATTGTTTTCAATAGGTTGGAGTGTCGGAACACACCAGAGAAAGTATTCAGTGTTGATGTAGAGAATCCAGCGATCGCTGTCTTAACCGCTTCCTCGAGCTGTACCTTTGATTTAGTGGTCAGCGATGGGTTATACTTAAAGAACACCTCAAGTGAGATATAGGTATAGGAAGGATCCACGATCTCTGTTCTAATCGTTGCCACCGATTTTGGTTTTACGATATCGGTCAAAATGGTTTCACGCTCAACGGCCGATAGGATACTAGAGTTCGCTGGTTTGATCGATACGAATACCTTACCGTAGTCCGGTGGATCGTTGTCCTCTCCGCCCCATGCCTTGATCGTATCGATGTTAGCGAAGCTCTCCTTGATGACGGCCTCGAAGTCCTTGGGGGTTACGCATCTGTTCTGAGAGGCAAAGGTGATGGGTGCGTTACGTCGAATGGAATCATCCGCTTCTTTCTCGTGCCCACCAGCAGAGTTGGCCGAGGTAACCACCGTAACGTTGGTGTTGGTCTCGATTGCGTCCACGTTGGTAAAGAGTGATGCACCGTTTGCTTCTGCCTTGTTCGTTACGAGGTATGAGATCCGAATAAGGTTGGAGTTCTCCAGCGCCTTACCGAGTACTCCATCGCCGAACGATACCTCGAATCGACCGTCAGGATTCTCTGATACGAAGTAGACCCTGGACGTTGAGGTGATCTCTGTGATCGTCTTAGCCAGAACAAACGTCTTAAAGGTTGACGCGTCCTTGTTGTCGTAGACGTCCACCTTGAGCGTTGACGTATCCACATCGGGATCAGGGATAATGAATCTCTCCGTTGACGAACTCGTGTAGACGTACTCAAGGTTCTTAAGGGTTCCCTCGTATACCTCGACTCCAGTGAAGGCAGCGTTGGTCGTTGAGTAGTCCTGTATGGTAACAAAGTTGTACGTGGTACCAGAAGCGGAGGCCTTGAACTTATGGCCACGGCTAATGTTTAGGTTCTGTGAGGTAGGAGAGTTGACGGTAACATTGACCACGGCCTTAGCGGAGGTTGCGCTCTTAGGCGTGTATCCTAACAGACGAGCATGACCCACGATGGATCCACGGGTCTGTGCCGTATCGAGAAACGTCTCGTTGATTCCTAGGTTGGCGTTGACCGCGTTGTAGTGGGTAACGTACGCCAGAAGGTTGGTGATCGTTCCTAGGGCAGAGCCCTCGAAGTTATAGTCCGCGAACTCTGGATCCTCGGAGAGGTAGTCGACCAGATTCGTTTTGATCTGCTCGAAGTCCAGTTCTGAAACTTTTAATCTTTTGTCTGCCATTATCGTTGTCTCTCAACCGTAAACTCGACCGACGTGGTCTGTTGCGTTGGTGTTAGTATCTCTAGCTCTAGGCGAACGTCTATGGCGTTCCTATCGGGGTCGGCGCTTACGACGACCTCCTCCAGTCTCACCCTTGGCTCGTAGTTCCTCAGAGCGGTTCTTATCTGTTCGGCCACGACCTCCTCGGTTACGGAATCGAAGTTCTCGAAGAGGTATGCCCTTACGTTTCCACCAAAGGCCGGCATGAAGGGACGCTCGCCCTGACCGGTGAGTAGTATATTGAGCACTGACTGTTTGACGGCCTCGGCGCCACGTTTCTTTGCCAGATCGTTAGTGACGGCGTTCTTACTGAACCCCAGATCAAAATCCGAGTAGTCCTGTGAACGGGCCAGTATGTCGTTTGCTGTTCTCATACGTTTATTTATACCCTAACCACCAGCGAAAACATTGGGGCTCCCAGAGATTATACCGCCTGCATCGCAGGCGTCACCGACTCTGGCACATGGGATACCATTGACGAACACACTGGAGCTTCCGGCCTTGATCGTTTCGACGTGAGGAACACAGACGTTGCCTGATAGAATGGTATGGACCACCGTGGGATCCCCCTTTCTCTCGACGCCCTTGGAGTTGGCGAACACGTTTGAGGAAGGGCTTGTAATCGTAGTGACACCGGTACAGGCGTGACCCGTACTCGCAGAGTCTCCTATTCTCGCTACGGACGGCATTACTTGTTACCGAACCGACGAGTGTAGGAAGGGTCCTCGTCGTATGCCTCGGCCCATTTGTTCTCAGTGAACTCGGCGAACTTAGTCAGTTCATCGACCGTATAATAGAGATCGTCGATCCATTCGTCCTGCTCAACGAGTTTCTTTTTGATCTCGGCCATGTCCCTTGCCATATTAACCGTTTCCTCCACGGCCATACGACTCGTTAGTTGCTCAACCTGTTTCTCCATATCCTGTATGGTCTGCGCCTGCTGAGCGGTCCACCAAACAAAGCCAGAGACCTGTAGTACCAAGGCAACCACAACGCCTATCGATAGTTTCATATTGTTCATAAGCTATTTTCTCCTTTACCGCTCCGGAAATTTTTTTCTCTGGAGCTAAAATTAAATGCATTTAACCATTTACACAATGATGTTTACCTGTTATAATAATAGAGTCAATCCGAGAGAAGGGGATATACAATTGAATAACAACTCCACATTAAGTCTACTGTTCCTTGCGTTTCAGGGTACGGAACTCAACGAGCGAGCCGAATACCTCAAGGAACTCAAAACGGATCCGCTCTATAATGGTCTCGATATAAACTGGAACCAACTCATATCGGTCTGGGGTCGATACGCGTAAGACTATTTCGTCAAAAATACACCGTGCACCATATACCCCCGATATGGATGGCTGTGACCCAACTCCAATACATAGTGCCATTCTACGCGAGTCCACTACTACCTCCTGCGAGCGACGCTACACTGGTTGATCCATTACGTACCGCGGCAGGTACCGCTGCGCCGAACGACGCCACGTAGTTGTGTCCGGTGTCCCCTGATAGATCGTTAGCGAGTCCGTACTTCTGAGCCGAGGTACGCCATCTACCAGTGTACTCCGTTACTCCTCTGGTACCGTCATCCCATTTACCATTAACGTATATGGCAACGTCCATAGCGGCCCCGTAGTTATGCCACGAGCGTCCTGCCCCTGCTGCTCGTATCCCTGATGCCTTTAACTGAGCCGACCTCTCAGGGCTTCTATAACACTCCGTGGCGTTGATATCCCTACCGTCCGCAAAGTTATTATCAAGGTAATCCATTATAGCGGAAGCGAATAGACCACGGACGGATGGATCAAGTGTATTGATTCTACTAGCAATGGATGAACTATACTTAGACGGCTCGAAGTCCTCGGGCACGAACTGTTTACCATCAGGAAACGGATTGTCTAGATTGGCCGGTGGTGCCACTGCTGCGTTGGTGCTAGGGTTGGTTCCACTAGCCACTGCCCTTGCCGCTACCGCTGCGTCTCCTGGTCTCGGATTAAAGGCCTGCGCCACCGTAACCCTACCCGCTCTGGCCTTATCCGCTCCAACGTCTGGTAGTGCGATACGTGGTGCCGTTTTGACCAACGTCTCTGGATTCCCTAGAGCCATCAGCTCCTCGGCCGTACCACTAAAGGAAGGTATGGTCTCCTCGAAGTCCTTCTGAACCGCCTTAATGATATCCTCTGGAACGGAACTAAAGTCAGGCATCTTACTGTTATTAGCAAGAGCCGATACGGATTCCCCTAGTTTAGTTATGTTAGGGATATCATCGCAGACGCTCAGAGGGGTGTTCAATGGATCCTTGATGAACTGATCCACGTTTGCTAGTATTCTATCGACCGCCCCCGTGGCGTCCTGATACGCGTCCTTGACCTCTAGTATTCTAGCGGGTAAACCAGCAGGGTCCGCCAGTGATGCCTCCGATAGTATATTATTAATGTCCTCCTGCAGGGATCTCTTAATAACGTCGGGGTTCTCCTTCAGTGTTTTAATATAGTTCTTGGCCTCAGCGATCTTTGACTCGACCGCGTAGATAGCGTTCTTCCCCTCCGCTATAATAGAGTTCAGTTGCTTCTGAGCATCGCTGATCTGAGATACTATACCAGACTCACCACAGACATCCACGGCGCCAGTGATCTCCCCGATAACAGCGAGACCACCAACGACCGCAGCGATATCCACGCCGCTCGACGATTCGTTCTCTGTCCCTACACTGACCACTGGGGTACTGGGACTGCTGGATGGGAACGTTAACAGTAGCGACGTCTGAGGGATGTTACCCTGTTCCGCCGTTGGAGCAACGAAGTCAACGTCATAAAGCCCAATATTTCTCGCGACAAAAACGTCGTCAAGATTTGCAAAAAGTCCGTCCCCTACCTTTATATTTTTTTTCGCTCCAAAAAAATCCTTTACGCTCTGAGTTACTTCCCCGATTTTAGTACCGTCAAGGAATAATTTAGTGGTTGTTCCCTTACGAGATACCGCTATATGCTGCCATGTATTAAAGGATAGTGATGTATTCCCTACTATTAGCGCGTTGGAGTCATCGGATACTTCCTCCGTTCCACTCTGATTACCATCGGAGTCTAGTATTGCTTGTATGGCCGTAGGTGGTTTTGTGTTATGGAAGTGTGGTACGACCGACCCTATTGGTAGGTATAGTACTGGAGCAGAGTCTGAGTCCTTGTTGATTACTCGAAAATCGAATATGAATTGATTGACTCCGGTGGGCGTTCCTCTCAGGTATATCCATGTTGAGAATGTGTAGTCGTTATCGTCAAAGGCATACAGCTCTGACTTAGTGGTGTCCTGTATGGCCGCCGCCGTTCCGAGCTCGACTGAACCCGTACCGAACTTTATTACGTTGGTTACCGTCAGTACGTTATTGATGTATTCGATCGCCATGTTGGCACGCCCCTTGTTAGTTCAGATAGATGTTGCTTGCGTCCGCGTCGATGTTTCCGCCGGCGTCGATCTTTATGTTACCACTCACGTCCGTCACCTGGTTCCCTTGTATCTCGTTGGTCTGATTACCCACAAGGACGAGGCTCTGGTTTCCGTCGATCTCGGTCTCGTCGTTTCCTATCACGCCGTGGTACTGATCCACTCCGACGGATATTGTACGGTTCTTTACTACGACGGCCGACTCGTCGTTACCGACCATCTTTGCCCTGTCGTTAGCGATCTGAGTCGAACTGTCGTTGTTGATCGTTAGCGTGTGGTCGTTACCGATGGTCTCGGTCTGATCGTTTCCTACGATGAGGGTCTCGTTGACTCCCACCTTGACGTTACGATTGTTCGTTATGTTGATGGCCTGATCCACGCCGATCTCCACGAGGTCGTTTGCCAGAAGTTTTGCGCTACGGTCCTTTGTGATCATCTGATGGTATCCACCGCCGACCTCGAGCGTGTAGTCGCCCTTGACCAACTGCTTCATGTTACCCTCGACCGTCAGGTTCAGGTCGCCCTTGACGTACATCGAGTGGTTGCCCATAGTGATCTCGTATCCGTCACCAACGATCTTGACCGTTTTTGTACCGTCGACAAGGATCTCGTCGTAGCTTCCTGACGGATGCATTCTTGTTGTTCTCTGGTTGGCCGGAGTAGAGTCGTTCTCCTCGATCATTCCACCCTCGTACTCGTTGACGTTGTTGTACGGATATATGGAGTTCTGACCGCCGCGTAGTACGTTCTCGCTCCAGTTGGTTCTCTCGTACTCACCGTTAGGATCGTCCTCGGCTATCGTTGCGACCGAGTATCTCTTGGCCATAGGTATGTCCTGCAGCGTCAAGCGATTACGAATATGATAGGTAGGATGTTCCTTGTACTTCTCCCCGCCCTGTCCGACGAGAGTGGTGTCGGAGTCCGAAGAACTCACGCGTGGGTATACGCCGAAAGGATCGGAGAATCCCTTCTCGTAGTCCGTTGGCGCACCGTTGATCCTTTGTATTAGTTCGGCCGCTCGTTCCTTTAGTTCCTCGAGCTCGTTGGATAACGATTCGATCGACAGCCTGATTCTTTCGAGCTGCTCAGGATCGTCCGTTTCGACCGCTCTGAGTTCCGCTATCTCTGCAGGAATCTCTGCCTGACGTTCCTCGTTTAGCGTTAATTGGTTCTGTAGACTCGTGACGTCCTGGGCTCCCTGGAACATATTTGGTAGGGATCCCATAACGATTGGGTCCTGCATATTCTCGTCCCAGTACATACAGACCACCCAGGTTCCCTCAACGAGCTGCGATACTCCACCAGCCGCGGTGGACATATTGGCCGGCATCATTACGTTCGACCAAGGGAGTGATTCGATTGGGATATCGTTCAGCCTATCGGGCGAGTGTAGCCCTAGTACTCTGACGCGAACACGACCCATTGCCTTGGGATCGTTACGGTCCTCAACCACTCCTACATAAAAATTCATTATCAACCTCCTGAATAATCTAAGATAGAGACCTGACGACGAGGTGGTACACCAAGGTTTACCTCCTGATTGTTGTACAGATCCGCTTCATCGCCCATGCCGTCCCTTACGAGTTCTATCGACATTGTGTACTCCTGCCTTCTGATATGATGGTGTATGGAGGCCACAAGATAGTTACCCGAGGATACCTTATCATCAGGATCATCGGCTGGTGCTAGTTTTGGTGAGAATCTTTCCTTCTTGTACTCAACCATCTTTCCGCATTCAATCTCTGGCGCAGAGTTGATGTGAGCCAATACCGATACGGTACGCAGTCTTGAGAAGTAAGAATTAATGATGGCTACCTCGAGCTCGTCCAATCCTGTAAGATTAGGGAAATCGTCGTCGCCGAACGCCAAGGTGTTCTTATACATGATACGATTCTTGGTGTTGTACTGCGTGTGAATACGGTTATCATCAAAGGCAAAGTATGCCGATACCCAGTCATTAGCGATTGGTTTGGCGTGTTCCCTGAACGAGAAATCAGTGATATCTGCCTTTCTTGCTGCAATATCCACAGCGGTTACCGTGGACGCAAACACACCATCTCCTGTTCTAGCGAGTGTTTCGTATCCTTGTTTCATCAATGTACTGTATATCTGACCGTCGTACTTATTCATTTCACGTGTTGGTTCTGGGTCAGATGCTGACATTGGTACGGGTTCT